CAATGTCTAGAATTGTATTAAAAACCGCACCGACCGTATCAGATACTGTCTCAATACATGAAACGGCATCACCAGAAGGATCATACGAGATACGCAATCGTCCCCTATGGAATGGTGAGGCAACCACCTGAATCCTTACTTTAATATCGCCTCGCCAATTTTGGAACATTTGTGCTATATGAGAAGCAGGAACTTGCTGATAAGCTGCTAAAATTCCAGTGGCCGGTACAGTAGAGACAGCATACATATTAGGAGTTATAGCAGAAGAAAGAAGAAGATCATCAGTATTTTGGGTAGTAGCCCAATTGGCTTGACAAACATAAGACTCTCTTCCAACTATTCGAGCGATAGATAATTCATCATCTGAAGTCAAACCTAAAATAGAATTATCAATAGTTAAACCTGTTTTTGGATCTAAACCCAATTGTTCATAGGAGTAACTAACTTCAGAGGTGGCTAAAGGAGGATAAGCGTGATTTCGCATTGGTTCCACATTTGAAACATTGGGTGTGTTAGTATAACCTAAGTGACGAGCCCCTTGAGCGGCCCCTCTAAGTGTCATAGCCCCAGCAGTAGCATACTTCCCTATAACAGGCATTCGTTCCAAGGATGATAAAGCCGCAGCTACAGCGGAAGCAGTATTAGAAATAGGGTTATCTCCCCACGAACCTTGTAAGGGTCGCTCCACAGTCGCTCCACTAAGTATTGGATCTATCAATCTAGCATAAATTGATAAGGACACATTCTGGCCAACAGTTCCATTAGCAGATTGTAAAGGTGTATACGAATATATTCTTAAAGCACCCATGTTACTAAAATCAGCATTTTGACCGATACGTAAAAATTGATTATTAGACAAAAATGGTAAAATTAATGTACCGGCATGTTCATTCTGAGGCATAATCTTAAGATGTGGTAACTGAGAAGCGTTAACTAACCACGCATTATCAGGATCTATATATATTCGCGGAATTTGAACGCTGCTCGGCCAATAGGTTGCGAGTGCCAATCCATAATAAAATGGAGAGGCATTAATCATGACTTTGATTTCAAGATTACCACGCAGGAATGCATAATTTTGTAATTTCCGAGAAATAAAAGCATTATTAGCCCAAAGTGACCATGGTGCTATATTCAAAATTGTAGTTCCCGTTGCGTCAGATTCACTCCAATTTGCTGTAGCAATTTTTACAAATCGCCCCATCCAATCACCAAGATCTGTACTCTCAGATTTATCATTAAGCACGTAATCTGGTATTGAAGTTTCATAATCGATAGTATTATCGGCAGGATCACCTACCATTTCTAGAACAGGTTCTGAAGATATCTCAATTGCATTAGTTGTCATTGTATCAGGAGCCACCACTTCTGACTGTATATTACAATGAGAATAATCTATAACAGGTCCAATCTCAGGTAAACAATCATAGTCCTCAACTATTTGTTTAAACCTTTGATAATCCTCAAAACGCTCTTCAAGAGGGAAGATACCATTGAAGAGGTTAAGTTTAGACATAAAGTCCAGATAAACGTAATACCTGGCGTATCTAAATTGCTGGAACTCAGCAGGCGTGATGTTATTTTTAGTGCACATCGACACATACATATTATATTGTTTTTTAATTGAATTTTTGAGCGCACTATTTAAGAGTCGAATTACGCACATAGTTCGCTCCGAGATAAATTTTTTGTTAACACTAAGTAACGTACATAAAAATGTACATGAATAAAAAATATCCATCGTGTCACCAACACCCATCTGAGTAAGATAGATTATCAAACTATCCAAACCCAGGGTAACTGTGTTGGCAGAGCATGTCGCTTCAGGGAGAATGCTCAGGCTCCCCACCTGATGAAGTAGTGAACTCTGATTTCAATTTATCCCAAGTGGGAAAGGTGGAATCATTACACCATTCTTGTAAATTATTTTTATTTACAATATTTATGAATAACTCTCTCTTCTCAGAAAAGATAGCAAATCCGTAGTTAAAATACTCACGCAAGGCACTCGAGATAATAGCAACCATTTGTGCCTGAGGGGGAATCACTTTGGATCTTACCGTAGTTAACAAGCTCTTCTCAATTGATTCCTCCTCCAATGGACAGACATAGAAACCTAATTCACTCTCAAATCGCCACCTTCGTTTCAAAAAGGTGGCTTCTATAATGTGTATAAAAGGCACAGAAACGGCCTCTTTGTCTGCCATAGTATATTCAACCCCAAATAGTGCCAAGCAATCACTAATGGTTGAATGATTGAATCCTTCGAGGTCGGGAGAAACACTCATTATATTGTCGTCTCCATATGTCATGAGTCGCACATTATCTCTAAATGTGCTCGGATCTTTCTTAGTTATGATAACATAAGCATATCTTATATACAAACTGTTGACTAAACTATTAATTATAACCGTTAGCGGATGTCCAGAAGGATTTGATCCCCAGAACTGAATTAGATCGCCAAAAAAGTCTAAAATGGGATACACAGTATCGTTAGCAATACCATTAACACACTTAAGATCTGTTGCTGTGTATCCAGCATCTGAGCAGATCAACGATAATAGAGTGAAAGCTTCTTTCATAACAATAGGAGACATCCTCTTATCAAATTTACCATAATCCCCCGCAACGATTCGGTGAGCCCAAAGACCATTATTTGTTATATAATTATACATATCCGTCCATTCTGAAGACTGTGCAATCGTCCCTGGCGCAGCCTCAAATGAAAATTTATTATTCTGAATTAATCTAATGACAGAAAGTAAATATTTCCTAGAAACAAGAACAAATGGTAAAGAAGCTGCAGCGAAAACTCGTGTCTTCCCTAATTCAGCTTTTTTAAAACTGACTGGTTCATCTTTAAGACTCCCACAAAAAACTGTCATGCACCGATGATCTTTTTTATACAAATTTTCTATCTTAATCATTTCCTGTATAATCTCATCATCTAAATCAACTTTTTGCCCATCTTCCCTAAGAGTTAAAAAATTCATTTTGCTAGTTCGCCACGGAAATCCTGCACTAGTGGTGCGTTTTATTTTATCCAAATAAGCAATTCCATCTGCACCATTAACATTAGTTTCCAAATCTATAACATGGACCAACTTCCTCATATTAAGCAAGCCAACGTCCTTTTTAATAGATTCATAAAAACTTCCAGTACATTGCGATAATATCTTACGATCCCACAAAGATTGCGGCCTAACCATTTCCTTAAGTGCTAAATGTTTAGGTCTCCAACTTTTTAAATCCGGTGTAGTGAATTTCTGAACATAACCGCACTTTAAAAATTCATCATGCAAAATAGTTTTACAGACTTCACTCTTAAATGACGATCGGAAGCCAATAATTGATCCGTACACGTTAGCTTGACCCTCGGAAATATATCTTATTGGGGACTTAAAATGTAAGGCTGTTAAAACCTTCAAATTTTGAGTATTACCAAGATATAAAGCACTCTGTGAGACTCTATCAATATTTGGCACTCGATCCAAAAGGGGTTGCAAAGTTTCTATTGAAATTGGAATAGCATCGCTTATATTGTTTAAACCAGCAACATGGATTCCAGCGATATGATAACCGCATCCATTACTTATAATCAATGGTGATCCACAGTCGCCAAACTTCGTTGGTACGCTACATGAGCTAGTATAGATATCTTGAGCATAACCAAAATCGGGAAAAGTAATATGTTTCCGAAATGATATTTTCTTCAATGAGTTAAGTAATTGTTTACCATCTCGATTAATAACATATGATCCCACGTGATTGCCTCTAATTACCTTCTCAGGCACAAATTTCAAAATATCTCGCTTCGGAGGAAGACATCTCAACACAATAATAGCTAAATCCGTCTTATCCAATCTATAAACACTTCCTATATCACAGACCGTCTCGATGGTATTAGTTATGCCAATATTTCCATAATGATCTTTAACTTTTATTATGTGTGTTTTCCCCGTGAATGCGTGGTAGTTAACAAGGTACATATTCCCTTGTAAACACAACGCTGTAGTATTACATCCAGACCCTTCCGAATTCACAATCGATAGTTTAATTACGTTCGGCCAAATAATTTTAACAAAATCTTCAAAACACATTCCTTTAGTAGATAACGAAGCCTCTGAAAAATCACTTGGTGAAACCTCATATTCATTAGCATACCAAACATTTGTTCGCTCATTAGCCAAGGCTTCAGGCTTCCTTTCGCATGTATCTGTTTGAGTTTGTGGAGCCTTAGTTGGGGATCGCTTAAATAGCTTGTACATTGCTAGACTAATCGTAGCAGTTGCTATTATTGGTAAAACTAATTTTTTATATTTAAAGCCATGATAACTATTATAAACTCTTTGCCCCATATTCCGAAACACTAGGCAGTATATATCATGATCCACCCAATTCATACGTAATAACAACTTAAGTAATTGTTCGCTATAAACATAATTGTTATTAATATAAAATTTACAAAATAGCATGAAAAATCTAAACCAAAATTGGTATAATATCGCGAGTACAGTAAACATAGTTCCAAAACTTAATGAAACTGTTACAAAAACCTCACTTTGCGCGTAATGCTGGCAAACACATACTTTAATATCCCTGTAACATTCATCACATAAAATAATGTCTGTTAATAGGGAATTGCTATCTTTTACTACATTCTGTACTCTCTCAAAGTCTTTGGCTTGCTTAGCAAAAAACGCCAAAAAATCATGAACAC